TATTCCCTAAATAGCATATAGAAATAAAACCCAAAGGAGCTTTATCTTCTCTTTTGGGCTTTCTTTATTTCCTTTGCTTCTTCTTCGAATTGCTTCTGAAGTCTTTCTACGAACCATTTTCTCAAACCAACTGGTAGACTGTGAGCTTCTGTCAAAGACCAGCCACCAAAATGTTTTAAGAGAAAGAACTGTTCGTAGACTCCCTCCATATACTTATCGTTGAGGCCAAAAAAAGTCCGTTCCAAAAGGAACGTCTACCTCCTGTTGTTTTGAGCAGTTCTTGCAAACAAGGGTTTCTGTAATTCTAACTGTTTTGGTGCATCTTTTTAAGCACATCTTAAAGTGAGTTGCATCCGCCACAATCATATTGTCGACATATGAGTCAATAACTTCTTGTTCTTCATATCCTTCAACACTTTTAATCATCTGTTTGTATTGTTCAACGGTTCCATAGTCAACGGTTTTTCCTTCAACTGCAAGTGCCATTATTCTATTTTCGTCTTCACCATTTGCAACTCTAAATTGAACCTTGAACTTTGTACCAGCCATTGTTGTTTGATAAAGTCCGTTGCCAATGTATTGTACGTGCTTTAGCGCATCTTCGGTAATGCCGCCTTCGACTTTCGGAGTTCTTAAATTGAACAGCATTTTGTTCCTTGTGCCACATGAGCCACATGTCACTGAGGCTTCATAGTCGGCTCCATAAGCCGTTCCACGAGCTTGGATAAGTATTGCGTTACGGTCACACACAAGAAGGCTTGAAGGGGCAATATTGGCGTCTATAATGATGTTTTCCAACACTCTTTCAAGTGCAATTCCTTTTTTGATTAGTGAACGGTTTGAAAGAACATCTTCGTCTTTTGCCGTCATATATCTAATTTCAACGCTGTCTTTTCCATTTAATGGATGTCCATCTGGATATCCCTCTCCCTTTGATGGAAGATCTACTATTTCCGTTGGTGCCACAAAACTAAGTGGGTTAAAAGATGGCGGAGCTTCTGCATGCTCTGGTTTGCTGTCTATTCCAAGACGTTCGGAATTTCTTCCCATTATACCTCCAGTTATTCAAAAGTAGCAAAGTCGTATGCTATTTCAATTGTTATTTCTGATATTTCATCACTTGAATAATCAAGTTTTGCAAAGTTTACGCTTTTTATAAAAGCTCCTTTTAATTTCCAAGTTTCCAGTGAGCTTCCACCGCCGTCAAGTTGTTCGATGATCATGTTGTTAGCGATAGATGAATCTTCTATTACTTTTTTTAAACCACTCATTGCCGTTCCGCTGGAAGGGTTGTCATATCCAAAGTCTTCTAATTCGTTCATTAAGACATTAGAAACGTCTCCAATATCAGCAACGACAATAGAGATAGGTTTCCAAGTAACAATTCCGGGAAAGCTAAACTTGTGGTTGATAAGTTGATATTCATTACTAGAAACATCAAAAGATGGCTTGTCAACAGACTTGGCCCACCACCAAGTTGTGTTCTCGCCATCTTTTAGCCTGAAACGATAATTCCTTTTTGGTTCTAGTGCACTATCTGCAATGTTACTCCAAAAGGTCATTTAGTCTCCTTATTGTTCACCCGGCTTAGGGAACTGAATTTGGTCACCAAATGAGCCATCTGGGTTCAAGCAGTTAGCCCAATCGTATCTCCAAGTAAGGTCGATAGTTCTCATATCATCGTTAGAGTAATCAAGAGTTGAAAACTTAACAGATGTCAAGAATGGATTATTCAATGTCCAAGTCTCAACAGGAGTTCCATCTCCTTTAAGAACTTCAATAAGAACACTGCCAACAGCATTGTTCATTCCAACTTTTGTGATAGATGTAGGTTTGTTTCCAAACTCTTGTGAGCCTTTGATAGAGTATCCTGCATCGAGAACAATTTGGTTGGTCATTTGAACAGCGTTTGGAGAAATAGGATCAACCAAAGTCATGCTGACTGGTTCCCACTTAACACGTCCCGGAAAGTAATACTCATTATCAAAAAACTGATGAGCAGTTTCGGTTACGGTGTAAGTCGGTGTTCCAACTGTTTTAGCCCACCAAACGATACCGCCACTAGATGACTGAGCAAATGCTCCACCTAATGTAACTCGCCATCTAAAATTTCTTTTAGGTTCTGTTGTGTTTTCGGTCCAAAATGACATAATAATGAATCTCCTATTTATCCTTAACTAGTCTATATTAAAATTCTACGCCACTTTGGGTGATAACAAAGTCAACAGCGATGAACTCGATTGCACGGGCAGGTTTGACGAATACCTTAGCGTACAAAATGTTTCTGTCTTGCAAGTCTGGCGTAGTTGTAGTCTCGTCAAGAACAAGTTTGTATTCTGTAATACCATAGTCAGAGCGAACTTGAGAAAGAACAGCTTCAGCACGAGTCTTAAAGCGGTTCCAAGTTGCTTGAACGTTTTGGTCAAACAAGATAGTATCAGCGATATCTCCAATCTCTCTCTTCAAGTAGTTCATCAAGCGACGAACGTTGATGCGGTCAAGAGCAGATGCATCTTGTTGCAAAGTCTTTTGTCCAAATACAACGGTGTCACCAGTTGCAGGGAAACGAGCGATTGGGTTAACGTTTACTTCATATAGCTTGTCGCGGTCTGACTTTGTTAAGTGTTCAGCTGAACCAAGAACAACAGGTCCTTTCGCTCCACCAAGAGGATTCAAACCACCACGGTTGAAACCAGCAGGTGCGAACCAAGGCTGAGAGTCGCCCTCAGACTTCGCAATAGCTCCAATAGCAGCTACTGAAGGAGGGGCCAATAGAACAGAGCCGTTACTGTTTAAAGTGTCCTTAAGGCGTACATTTGGATAGTATGTGGCACCATAAGAAGTGTTCAAGGCCATTTCGTTGATGGTGTTAATGGTGTCGTTGATGCTCAACTCTGATGCATTAGTAGCGCCGTTGTCAGCAGTTGACTGATAGATACCTTCAAGGTCAATGATTGCCAATGCATCACCACGTTCTTCGGTTTGACGCAATAGATCTCCAACGATACGTTGGTTTGTAACTCCCGGAATAGAAACAAGGTCGTAACGAATAATGTCACGGTCTTCAATCATTTCTAAAGCTTGGAACATAGAGTGTCTTTCATAGTCATCTTCAGCAAGTCTTGCTTCATTGAATGGGTTCTCGAGAAGTTGGTTAACTCCATCAAAACCACCGAAGAAAGGAGCTGCAAACTGCTTAATTCCTTTTGCAATAATGTCTGAGATGTTTCCGCCATCAATGTTTGATGTGGTTTCGTCACCATCAAAATAGAATGCAGTTGTAGAAGTAGAAGAGGACTGCATGTGCTCCAATGTAAAGAAGTAAGAAGCATCAGTTACAGCTGCACTTTCATCCAAATGCATTTTGAAAGCGTCGCTGCTTCTCAATAAACCAACATCTCCGATAGTTTCATCGGTACCGTTTAGTTCTTTCCAGCGAAGACCAAATACTTCACCAGCAGGATAGTCACGAGTTCCCAAGTAAGAACCTGAATCTGTCAACAAGTGAGTTGGGTGAGTGAACTTGTAAGAAATACTAGCTAGAGACTTATCTACAAACAAGCCGGCTGTATTACCAGCAGGTACAGAAGAAGAGCCATATGCCCACAATTTATTTACATCTGGTGTCGTGTCATTAAATTCAATATCATCTTTCTTAAGAGGACCAACAAAACCAACTGGCAAGTCAGATGGTGCCAATGTTGAGTTTTCTGCCAACTCAATGCGAATAAGGTTTGAGTTGTTTGGATTCATTTTCTTAACATCAACAACAAACTTGCCAGAGTTACCACCGGTTCCTTCTTCCCAATACTGATGGAAGTCACCAATTTTCTTTGAAATAAAGTTAGGAGAGTCAGGATTGAGAGTCAAGTTTGCAAACTTCTCAACATAACCAGCTTGTCCATATTTACGAACTTCGATAGTGAATGTTGCATTCTTTTTAGAAACACTAGCTTCGCTTAGATCTTTAACAACAACATAGTATTCTCTCTGAAACTGTGCGCCATCATCAATAGCGGCAATTCTAAACAACTTTTTAGAAGAAGGTTTTGCACCAACAAACCATCCAGTTTTAGAAGCTGTGAGTTCACTTTGGAAAGTAACCCATTCGCTAGAGGAAGTTGAAGCATCTCCACCCAATGCTGCAACAAAACCAATCAAGTTAGTTCCGTCTAAGTCATTAACTTGAGCTTCAAAAGTTTCTCCCAAGAAATAAGACTCATTAGCTGCATCATATTGAGTTGGGTCCGTATTGAATACGTTACGAATATAGTTTACACTGTTCTTGTTGAAATCAAAAGTATAGTCTTGATCTCCAGCAGAGTTTGAGATATTCATTGTGAACTGACCACCAGCTCCAATAACAAATGTACTAGCTTTAGCGGTAATATCTGTAGTTCCGTCGGAGAAAGCCTTACCACTAAGACCTAGTTGATTACCGTTGCTGTAGAATACTGCTGCAAGAGTTCCGGTAATAGGAGAGATTGCACCAGAAGGAGCAATAAACAGGCCTAGTGAGCCTGTATAATTGGCTGCTGTCATACCTGTTGAGATGGAAGTTTGAGAAATGCCCCAACCTGCTTCTTTTCCCACTCCTCCGGAAAGTCCACCCAAACGAATAAACTTAACTGGACCGACACCTGAAGCCAAGTATGCTTGAGCAGCATATCCTGCGTAAGATGCAGCACTTGTGTTTCCTTGTCGCCATGGGTCAGATGCTTTAACACCGTCCATTGGTGTCCCAAAAACTTCGATATAATCTTGAAGACTGTTAACCTTTACTGGTTTCATTGCTGGGCCTTTTCTAGATCTACCGATAAGAAGCAAACCATCTGCTTCAGGTACTGGGGCCACTTGTGATTGGTCGATCTCGCGTAATTCAATTCCGGGAGACACAAAGTCAAACTTGGTAGGCATTAAATTTCTCCTATTAAAAATGTTATTTTCCTAGTAAATAGTTAAATAAAAGCCCAAAGTCATAAATCTCTAAATTTCTCGCCTGTCGAACTCCACGGCTTTGGATCTCCAACAATTGCTCTTTCTCTAGATATCTTTACATCAACAATTGACTCTTTCTTTTGAATGAATGGTTGGTC